TTAGCTGCGCTTTGGCGGTTTTACCACTGGCAGTGCATGGTCATAGCGACCTGTCGTTGCTGGTGTTACGTGCCCCGCAGCATCTTGTTTGTCGCCCCGGTTGCCAACTGTGTCGGTAATGCCGCGATGCTTGAGGCCATGCAGAGAAAAGCGTTCCTGCTTCGTGATGATCCCTTCGGTCATTGCGAGCGTGATGAATCGTTGCCAGGCACTATCCAGAGATGACTTAGCCATGGGGCTACCAGTCTGTTCAACGAGTAGCCGCCGATCCTCAGCCTTTATAGGGACTGGAAAGTTTCGGCCTTTCTTAGTCCAGATCGCGGTACGCCGCGCTGCGAGGAAATCCCACGCTTCGATCATCTCAGGATCCCACTCGGTAAGCGTGTCGCGTGATCCTTTGCGCCGCTGAGCATGTATGCCTGTTGGCTGATTATGTGTGTCGTTGAGGGTGCACACCTCGATGCCGCGTAGGCGCGCGCTATACGCGAGCACCATGACGGGCGCCAGGTAGCTCGGGCAACTGCCCTTTGTGTGTGGTGGACGGGAGCCGCGTTCACGAGCAAAGGCCAGCACCTTGTCAAATGCAGCCGGCGTTGGCATACGGTGCTTCTTTGCTTCGCGTGCTTGCCTCACACCGATGGCTGGATTTGATCTACATAGGCCGACACGCATGCCCCATGCGAGTGTGCGACGTAAGTAGCGGTGAAGGTGATTTGCTTTACTGGGCGTTGCAGGAAGCGCGGGTTGGTGACCGTTGGCAAGCCGCCCCATTGCAAAAACTTCCACGAGTCGCTGGATCACAGGCGTCGTGATGCGATCAACCTGCACCGAGCCTAGTTTCGATCCGTCCTTGCGCAGATAGGCGGCAATGGAGTTGGCATAGCGCTTGTAGTCATCTTGCGTGTCGGTCGCTAGTTCCTTGAACTCCAACGACTCATGGAAGCGATCAAAGAGATAACGCAACGTGCCGCGCATGCCCTTGCCTGCACGTTCCTCAATGATTCCATGCAATTCCGATAGACGAGCTCCAGCGTAGGCCACGGTTTGCTTTCGTCTGTTTCCACCTTCGGGATGCGGCTCGACGACGTACCACCGGCCATCCCCCCAATAAAGGCCGCGCGGGAGCGCGGCCTGGTCAATGTGAGATGGTATGAGGGGATTAAATTTGCGCTTGCGGCCTCTTGCCATTACATCAGCTCCTGTTCTGTATCCATCTCGATGTCGTTGTGTTGCTGCAGTCCCAGCGCGGCGTTGAGCGCGTCTAGCGTTGTCCAGATACCCCCTCGACCGTCGTATTTGTATCGGATGCCCTGATCATTGGCCCAACGCACGACGGTCGCGGTACGGGGGGAGGGTCCAATCGGTGCGCATAGCCGCCGCAGATCCTCAAACGTAAGTACCTCACCGCTCATGCATCTTGCTCCTTGGTCCACTCCCGCCTGTGCCGCCATTGCTCGCGCATTTCTTCCACGAGCAAGTCAGCAGCGGCATATCCGCGCTGAGCAGCGATGCGGAGCCGTAGCTCTCGCACCTTGGATGCATCCGTGTAGCCCTGTCGTAGCCAGTGACGCGCCTCGCAAGCCCTGCGAAACCCTTCCATGTTTGCGCCATCGATCATCGCTGATGCGTGCCGGTGAATCGCAGGCCGAGCTGCACAACGTTATGTGCGCGCGGCCGCGGCTCACGAGGGGTGCGGATGCGATGAGCACGCCGCCATTCGGTCATGGCCAACTCGAAGCTAGGGTGCTTCTGCGTGCGCCCACACACGCACTCGATGAAATGCCCGCCGCCCGCCTCGGGGCGGCGGGCATCGAGCATGTGGCGAGCCAGGTGGCCGCTCGTGCAAGGCGGCAGAGGACTGTCGTTGTCGACCTGACGTTGCGTCATGGCACCTCCAGGCGCAGCACGCGCTCGGCGTCCCGAAGATGTTGCGCGGTGTCGGAGTCGATCCGGTCCAACGCCTGGGCGATGGTGTAGCCCATTTCAGCCAGCCAGTCGTGGCGATTCAACACCAGAGCGGCGGTGAGCGCCTCCCCGGTGGACAAGGGGCCAGGCTCTCCCAAACGCGCTGCGGCGCGCGCAATCTCGATCGTGCGCTGCAGGTTCATGGTTGCGTCCTCCATGCGGCGCCGAGCTGGGCACGTGCTTCCTCGACACGCATGAGGCGCAAGCCCCAGCGCACCGACCAGGTGTGGGCCTGCTGCTCGTTGCAGGTCAGGATCAGCTGTCCGACCGGCTCCAGGCGATCAGCGAGGAACGTAAACAAGACATCCTCAAGCTCGATGACCTCCTGCAGGCCGAGCTCCTGCCGCAGAGCCTCGGCGTTGAGTGATTTTGCGCTGCCCTGCGGGCCGAAAAGGATGACGGACTCAGCCATGAGCAGCCTCCCGCCGCACAGCCATGCGGGTACGGCGACGCAGGCGCTGCGGCACCTGTCCGACGGCCAGGCCGGTCTGAGTCAGGCGCGGACGGCGCGTCGTCCACAGCTTGTAGACCAGCGCGCCACCGGCCGCCGGCGCCAGGACCACCACAAGAGCGAGCAACTCAACCATGCGCCACCTCCCGCGCGGCCTGCGCGACCGCAGCTGCAGCAGCTGCAGTCGGCCTGCGCGGCAGCATGTTGGCCAGGTCGAAGGGGAAGTCCAGGCCGTCCATGAACTCAGCCAACTCGGTGCTGATGCGGTCTTCCACCGTCGTCCACAGGCGAGGCCCATCGATGAGTTTCCAGCCGGTGCCAGTGCCGCGACGCCGCTCCCAGGATTGGCGAGCCTCGCGTAGCGGTCCCATGTTCAGGGTGGCGGTAACCACGACGGTACCATGCGTGATGTGCATGGTGATGGTCGCTGAGCAGTCGCCCATGCTGCGGTCATAGGCGGCGACGGCCGGCGTGGTAGCCTCCGGGCCGGGTCCGGTGCTCAAAGCCAACGGACGTGCTGCCGTGGCTGGACATGTTCCAGTTTGCTGTTGCATATCGACTCTCCTGAGTTGCGTTGGTGGAGGGCCTTGGGGCGGTGTTCGAGCACCGCCCGCCGGCCCGCTGGTGCGGGGTTAGATCAGGTCGGCACCGGATGGCGGAATGCTGGGATCAGGCTCACGCAGACGCTGCGCGCTGCTGAGGACATCAAGCAATTCGTGGCGAATGTACTCAGCCACTGCCGCCGGTCCGTCGTGATTGATGCCAGCCTCGATCGCGATATCGTTGGTCAGCGCTGCGAGCAATGTGGTCGCGTGGTAGGCCAGCCAAAGGCGGGACTGATCTTCTTCACTGATCGAGAAGTCAGCGTCCTCTGGCAGCTGCGTGTTCAGGTGAGCGGTGTCCATCAAGCCACCTCCGATGCAGGCATGCGCTCGATGACCCATTCCTGCAGCGCGGCGGCCTCGGCTTCCGGCATGACCACGTGCAACGAGCCAATGACCAAGCCGGTGCCGTCATCAACAAGAAACAACGCGCTCGGCTCGTCGATCGCGCTGCAGGCGAACATCACCGGTGGGCGATCATGCAGACCGTCGGCGTAGAGCTCGGCCAGCACGTCGGTCGCCCGGATCTGCAGGAGCAGGTAGACGCCGGGAGCCACGCGATGCGCCTTGTGCAGGTCGCGGCGGCTCACTGGCGCACCTTGGCCAGGTCGGCATTGGTGCTGGAAATGGCGGCCTCGACATCGGCCAGCGTCAGCGCATCGGGCGCTTTGCCCATGGCCTGCAGCTTCGCCTGCAGGCCGAGCCAGGCGGTGTGGTTCCAGTCGAGGGTGTCGGCGATCAGGCCGAAGTAATGGGCGATCTGACGCGCGGCATTTGCCGGCGCTTCTTGGGCGTCGTAAGACATGCAGGCTCCTAAGTTGTTGGAGTCCGGCACATCGCTGCTAAACGAGGTGGCGGACGGTGCGCGGTTAGCAGACCGGTAGGAGTCACCGGCAGGCCCGAAGGCCTCCGCACACCGCCCGCCATAGAACTGGCTGGCACGTGCCCACGACGATACAGCGGGCATAAAAAAAGCGCCTTGCATCAATCGATAGGCGCTGGTGCGCCTCCTAGTCGGGCTGCTAAACCCGGTCGCCGATTGTGCGGCGACGCGGTAATAGTTGCTCCGCTCCTGGGTAGAAGTCAACGAAAATTTCCTGAAATCTCCAACATGAGAAAGCGCGCTCATTTGGCGAATACCCAGCACTTAACGGTGGTACCGACCCCGGACAACTCGTCCTTGAGGACGGCGCTGTTGACGGCCACGTTCGCGCCGATGAACTTGTGCCGGCGCGAGTCCCCAAGCAGAGCACGCAGCACCTTGAGATCGGGCACGGACTGACTGAACTGCGCGGCACGTGCCGCGAAGTGGTTGAGGTTGATCGCAATCCGCTGTGCGTCGCGGCTGTGATTGACGACGGCTTTACCGTGGCCGGTAGCTTCGAGGTATTCGTAGACTTCCCAGAACTCATTGACCATCGCGTGGTCGGCGCTGATCGCCTTCTGCCGTTCCAGGGCCATGTCCAACAGCGCGAGCCGTGTCTGCTCGACAATGTTGTCAGGGATAGCGATGACCAGGCGCAGGCAGTCGAACAGCGCCAGCATCTGCGCGTGGTTCTTGATGACACGTTCCAGGCGCAGATCCTGCTGCGCGCGTAGCTTGGCCTCGAACACCTTCACCCGCTCGGCGAACAGATCCAGGATGGCGCGCTCCTGGCGGATGGCACGCACAAGGAAATGGCTGACTTCTTCGACCTGCAGCGCGTTGAGGTTGTCGGCCGCGATGCGGCTTTCGGTGGTGACCTGCGGGCGTTTGAAGTGCAGCTTCACGATTCGCGTGAGGATCGCCTCGCTGGCGTCCACCGCGGCGTTTTGGGTGATCACGATCGTCCCGCGAAACGGCGGCTCGTAGGTCTCGTTGCCGCCGTTGCGGACGCCACGGGTTGCCAGGGTGCCGCCGCCGAAGAAGTCTTTCAGCTCATCCCACTCGAACGTCTTGGAGTGCGCTTTATCAGGCTCGCTGCGGTCGGCCTCCAGCAGGACGACGGGCATGCCGGACACCTGACCCATGGCGCGCGCACGGCCGGCCTTGGACGACTTGGCCGGGTCGAAGCCCTCGTAGTCCGAGCGGCCCAGCAGCTTCCACAGGAACGTCAGCAGCGTGGTCTTGCCGGCGCCGGCTTCACCGGTGGCTTCGAGGAATGGAAAGCTCTTGTGCCCGGCCCGGATCTGCTCGGCGAACAACGAGCCAAACCAGAACGTCATGGCGACCATGCCGTGCGTGCCGAAGCACTGCCACAGCCACGGCAGCCAGTCCACACGAAACGCCTCGGCGTCGCGCTGAATCTCCAACCGGATGGACTTCCGCGTGGTCTTCAAGCGCAGCTTGTCGAACTCGAAGTAGTCCTCTTCGTTGGCCGTCACCAGCTCACCGTCGCGCACGGCCATATCGCCGAGCAGGTAGGCGCGGTGTTCCTTGCTGTAGCCCACGAAGTCGATGGCGTCGACCTTCTTGATGGCCTCGGTCTGCTCCTCGATCAGGCGGTCCAACTGGTGGCCGGTACCGGTGAACATGGCGCCGGCTGCCAGAGAGATCAGGCGCTTCTTGAACTCGGACGCGCTGGAGACATGCCCACCAGTAAAGGTGCCCTTTACGCTGGGCTCATCGTGCGGGAAATCCACACGGAAGTAGTACCAGCTCTCGTCCGTGACCTCCTGCCGCTGGAAATACAGCGCCTCCGGGTAGCAGTTGGCGATCTTCTGCACGGAACATGCAGCGCGCTTGATCTTCCTCAGATCCTCGGCAGCAACCTCGTCGCCGTCGTCGGCATCGATGTCGCCCAGCTTGTCTTTACGCAGTTTGTCGAAGCGCTGCGTGTCGAAGTCGAACCAGTACAGGCGGGAGCGATATTCCAGCCAGAAGTCGTTGCGGCCGTCGTGCTCGAACATCAGCAGGCCTTTGTCCACCGCCGTGCGGGCCACGAGCAGGTCGCCCTGGTATCGGGCTTCCTTGACGTCGTTGTCCCATTGCTTGGCATCATCGGACGCGATAGCGCGCAGATGCAGGTCGTTCCAGTCGGTTTTCTTGCCATCGCGCTGGACGATCTGCGCTGCCCGCGAGTCAAAGCCCAGCGCCGCTGCGCGCTTTACGTGCTTGTGCGTGTACGCACGGGCGCCCGGCTCGTTGTCCAGTGCCCACACGAGCGTCGGAAGGTCGGCCATGCGTGCCTTGGCGAGCTCGCGCAGTGATTCTTCCGGAAATGCGTTAGAGGACATGGCCGATACCGCGCACATGTCGTGCTGCAGGAGCGCAATCGCATCAAAAATGCCCTCAACGATCCACACCTCGCGTGCCGTCTGCATAGCTGTCAGCGCGGCAGGAGCAGCCCACCAAACACCCGCATAGCTCTGGCCTGGCGCAAAGCGCGCCTTCTGCTTGCCAAAGCGATGCGGGCGATCGATCAGGCGCTCCCACCAGCCGCCCTTGACCAGCGCAAAGCGCACCGTTGCGGTGCCGGCGGTGATCTTGCGATCGTAGTGGCTGTCCTGGGTGTAGAGGCCTTTCAGCGGTGCCAGGTCGAACCCACGGGAGAACTGCAGGTAGGCATCGGCCGCAGCGTTGGGAGCCGCAGCCGTTGGCTGGAAGCGCTTGGACCAGTCGTCGAACAAGTCGTCGTACAGATCCTTGACGTGCAGCTCGCGCCCGCACTTGGATTGGCGGCCGCACTTCACCACCCAAGGCTTGAGATGGTTGGTGTAAAGCTCTTTCTTGCCGCACGACGGGCACTTGCCGCCGCGCATGTACTCGGTACCACTACGGTGCTTGAGTCCGTAATCCCGTTCCAGCCGGGACAGCACCTGTTGCCGCAGATCCTCTTGCATCGAACTTCCTTAGACGCCGAGCTGGCGCCGAGGCGCGAGCGGAGCTGTGGCGTTGTCAATCACGACGTAAGCGCCGCCCGAACGGCGGTGTGCGTCAACGGCGGCAGCGAGCAGGCGTGCCTCTTCGTGTTTGGCGTGCGGCGCGATGCGCTGCGGCAGATTGCTGGCCGCTTCAACGAATCGCGGCTCCTGTGCGGTGAACCAGCTGTTGGCATGCCTCACGAGCCGGCCTCGGTGTTCTCGGTGTGGAGATGGAACAACGCGGTGGCGGCATCGGTCATCGCCACAAGGCGCTCGTCGAAGGCGTCGGAGGTGGCCAGGCCTTCGCGCATGAGTGCGGCAACCGATACTGCGCCGAAGCGCTGATCTGTGTCCGGCGCGGCAGTGCGGCCGATGTAACCGTGTTCGGTCTTCACAAGGCCGCCGTGGATGAGTGCAACTTCCAGGCAAAGCTTCGCCGTGGGCGGCAATGCCGCCCAATCAATGGTCTTTCGCATTAGGGGTGCCTCAGAGGTGAGGAAAGAACTGCTCGCCGCCTACGGGCAGCAGATCCAGCTGACGGTCGCCGAGCGACTCGCGGTACGCCTGTAGCGCCTGTGCGCGCTGGAGCGCCGGTGTTGGTGGAAGCTCACTGTGTGCGGTCGGCACGCCGCTGGGGCTGGCAATACCGGTCAACTCCGAATGGCCTGTATACGTCGCACCACACATCGGGTTTTCGCACACGTAAGAGTCATGCCGAAGGAATTTATGTGCGAGAACGCTGGTGCGTTTGATGAGCCGTGCACTGCAGGCCTCGCAGCGAAAAACGATCTTTTTTCGACCGAACATGCTCACCCCCTTGAGCTCTTGGCGGTTGGGATTTCTGTGGCACTATTGGGTGGTGCCTTGAGGCCCAGGGCGATTGCCGCCTTGTGGGACTCGCCGTATTTGCCTTGAGAACGGCCACGGAGCAGGTCATGCACGATTGACCGATCCACGCCGTTCTGCCTGGCAAATGCCGAGACCGTGATGCCATTTGCCTCAAGCCACTGTCGCGCCTGTTCCGGGCTGCGGGGCGTGAACTGCTGCATTTGACTCTTTCGGGGCATGTGGCGGTTCCGTCTACTTTTGGGAATTTTGTGGACTTAACTCAACATTGTCAAGTAAGGGAATGCCTGTATGACCGTAGGGAAACGCCTGAAGGAAGAGCGCAAGCGGCTTGGCCTAACGCAGGACGAGATGGCGGTGCAACTCGGCCTCACGCGCTACGCGCAACTGAACTTCGAGAAAGACATCAACCTTCCCGGCGGAGCTTATCTACTGGCCGCGCTAAACCGTGGCGTTGATGTCATGTACGTACTGTCTGGACATCGGGCGCAGTTGGACCCTGCCGATAGGCTCCTGCTGTCTGCGTTCAAAGATGCAGCACCGGCTGCCCGCAACGCTGTGCTTGCGTCATTGGGCTTGTTAAGCGATGTCTCGTCTCCCAATGCAGGGGCTGGCCCGGTCCTGTCGTTCGACAACAGCGACGTGGGCCAAGCGGTTTCGACGACAGCCATCGTGGATCAAAGCAACATGCAGATTGTTGTTGGTGGACGCAAAAAAAAGAGCAAGTGATCAGCATCGCGATTGGGCAGCTGCTCGTGAGAAATTTGCCGTTATCGGCTATATCTGCATGAACTGTAGAGCTTGCTAGCTCGCAAAGAAAAAGCCGCCGGTTTCCCGGCGGCTTTCTAGGTGTCGGCGTGTAGCATCATGCTGTCCATTCGCCATCATCCTGACAGCGCGAAACGGCCAGACATCCAATATAGATCTTCTCCCTACCGCAGATGTTGGGCCATAGGAAAACCCTTACTTATGAGTAAGAAGCCTACTGATCAGAGCTGAGTTGTTTCAGCTGTAGTCTCCGTGCCCGTCAGCTTTGACTTAGAGGATCCTTTGACGCACGTGTGGGCAACCTCGACCGGCGCAGTCGTAACCCCATCTGCGTCCACTAGCCAGCGCTTGAAGGTCGACGTGGTGTTGGTACTCCCACTTCCACAGCTGAACTGGAAGGTGAGAGGCGAAGATGTTGATGTGGTCGATCGAGTGCCACTCTGGCAGGTCCAACCCGGGGCGCATTTCACGGGCTCGAAATGCATAACCACAGGAAAGGTCGGATTTCCAGAGTAATTTACCTTGTAGGGAACCTGGGAACCTTGAGGGCCAGATGAGGCAGGAATGGAATCAATTTTAAAAGGGGTGCATGCCGTCCCTTCCTTGTACAACTTGAGCCCCTTAGCCATACCCTTGCTGGCTAGTAGCCGAAACTTCTCGTTCTGTAATGCGGCGGCATCAAGTGCGTTGGTGTGGAATCCGACCTCGATGATGGTAGAAGGGAACTCGGCTACTCGATTCTCTCCTTTGTCTTCTCCTCGCGGAGCAGTGTCAACGTCCCATTGTGCATAAGCTTCGTCAGAATTTATGATCTCCTTCATGGAGCAAAGGATTTTGGAAGTTAGATCTTTGCTTTTTTCAGTGAAAGGGTGTTTGAGTTGATAGAAACCCGTGGTGCCTCTAACAGAGGCTGTCTTGGATCCGTTCGTATGTATATGTAAGCCATAACTTGCCTTCAAGTAATTTCCGTACAGTGGGCGCGCACGAATATCTTCGTTTTTTTCTCGCTCTATACTTGTCTTGTCATTGGGTATTGATGCCCAAATTTTTTGCTGATCTGGCAGTAAATCCATTAGGTAATACTTAGCGGAAACCTCCCACCAAGGCTTTCCCGAAGGCGTATGTATCGCAGTTGACTCAGATCGAGTCAATACAGTATTTATCTGGGATCCATTGGCAGTAAGAGCATTATTTACCGCTGTGGCATACGCTGGAGTGGTCGTGTCTTCAAGCATTCCATTGGCGGGATCACGTTGATAGCTCCATTCGGATTTTGTTCCGATATGTTTAATATACAATCCATGTCCAGCAGACAATAAAAGCAGGGGCAGCGGATCTTCCGCGGGGCCAACTAGATCACTTTTTTTTTTACAGCCGTAGGTTCAGGATGATAGAAGTAGATATCCTTCCCGCCATACGTGCACTCGTACTCGGAGACGCTTACTTCTCCACGGAGCAGCTGGCGGGCGGTCGTTGCGAACTCACTGCACTGATCTTCAGATTCAGCACCAGCCGTTTCAGGAACAGCATTCTTGCCAAGCTCAATCGTGAGTTTGCTCTCTGTCGCGGATAAGTGAGCCGAGACATCAAATTTGCGTTGGCCAGGCAGCTTAGAAGTTTTGCTCGCTTCCGCCCGCAGCTGCTTTGTCACTGAATCTTCAATGGCACTTCGATCTATAGCGGACAGACTAGTTGCAGCAATTCCGTCGCTCTTTTGCGGAGCCGCATTCGCGTATGAAGCCATGAATAGGCTGGCTGCGATGGCAAGTGTGGGTGCACTCAATTCCACTGTAAATTTCATTCTCTTACTCCGTGAGAAATTCCTTGATAGAACTCGGCTTGCGCTTAACATTCGTGCTAGCCGGGCCTCGGATCCACCCCGGTTCGAGCGTATACGACGCGATATTTCTTGTCCATCACACATCTTGCAGGTCGTCAGCGCTCCGAGTTCGCCTCTAGGGTCAGAGATGTCGTGAAGCCGCCACTGCCCAGCACGTGTGTTGCAGTAGCGATCAACCATTGCGGCGTATCGATTTCTTGTTTAAAGCCAGCAAGCTTTAGACCTTGCTCCGGCGATAAATCCGGCCGACCTATTGCTAGGGTGTAATCGAACTTAGCCAAGCCCCGTTTCACCCGCTCGAATTCCGCGTGCGCATGCTGACGTGCCGTTTCCTCATCGGCATACGACTCGCGTAGGCGCTTGGCGTTGTCGTCTGTGCCCACCAGCACCGACTGCCGCCGCGCCTTGCCCTTGTCCATCCAGTACGCGCGCACGCCGGTGTAGGCATCGCGGTCCGCCACGGAGTAGCGGTGTTGGTCGCCATCGCGCCGCGTCAAGGTGACAGTCGGCAGCGGTTTGCCAGTCGCCGTCGTGCCGGCGCCGATCGGCGCAAACACTAGTGCTCCCGCCTTGACCGTAGCAACCGCATCGAAGCGTTGCCCCAGGCGGGTGAGCAGATTCATGTCGCTCTCGTTGGCCTGGTCGAGATGGGGCAGCTTGGTACGCGCCAGCGCGTCGGCCACGCGCGGCGTCAGTCCATGCTCGCCAGCGAGCGTGTTGAGCACGGTGCCCAGGGTGGTGTTGTGCCAGCTGCGCTCGCGGCGTGTGCGCATGTCCGCAGTCAGATCCGCACTACGCGCGCGCACGGTGATGATGTCCGGCGCACCGCTGTATTCCACCTCGTCGACGATGAAGGTGCCTTTGTCGACCAGGCCGGTGGCTTTCCAGCCCAGGGCTACGGCCAAGCGCACGCCGCGTTTGGGAAGCGCCATCTTGCCGTCATGGTCGTGGATGCGCAGATCCAGCTGGTCGGCTTCGCCGCCTCGGCATTCGGTGAGGGTGAGATCGAGCAGGCGCGGTGCGATGCGCTCGGTGAGGTCGGTGCCATCGAGCACCACGCGCCACTGCGGAATCGGGTAGCTCATGCGGCGGTCGCCTCGGGCGCCACGTCGTCGGTGCGGCGCAGGCTCAGTTGAAACTCGACGCGGCGCGGCGTGCCATCCGGGAAGAACAGCGAGGCCGTCTCGTTGACCGCCAGCAACACATACGGCCCATACACCCAGCCGGTGCCGTCGACCAGCGGCAGCGGCTCGCCGGCTGCTGCGAGTCTGCGCAGGGTGGTCAGCGATCCGCGCGTGCCGGTCAGGTCCGGCGCGATCAGCCCCGACAGCTCGATGGTTTCATCGCCTGGTCCCAGGAACTGGCTGGTCGCGCGCGCGCCGACGCGCTCGGTAGTGGGGTGGCGCCAACTCATCTGCCGCTGCAGCTGCAGATACGCGGCGCTATCGAGGGCAAACACAAACGTGCCGTAGGACATCATCATCGGGGTGGATCCTCAGTCGTCGCGCAGGCTGGAGCGGCGGGTGGCCACTGCGCGCCGTTCGCGCTCTTCGATCTGGCGTGCGACTTCGCGCGCCAGTGCGGTTGCATCCATGCCGGGTGCGGCATGGACGTGGATGACGTAGCTGTTACCGCCTGCAGGCGCGCTGGCGGCGCTGGGCGCGCGGGCAGGGGCCGACAGCGGTGCCCGGCTGTCGATCGCCGCCACGGGTGCTGTGGCCGTCGCCAAGGCCAGGCCGGCGCCCACCGCACGCATCCGGTTGCCAAGTGCCATGACGGCCTGCACAGGGGCACCCTGGCCGCGCTGCAGGCCCACGGCCAGGCCTTTCATGGTGAAGTCGCCCAACTGGGCGAACACGCGCGAGGGGCTGTGGATGCCCAGCAAGCCCTTGAAGCGGTCGACCACGCCGGTGCCGACGCTGGCGATCGCATTACTGGCGGCGCCGAACTTGGAGCGGATGCCCTGAACAAGGCCGCTGATCATGTCCGCACCAGCTTGCAGCATCCTGGCCGGCCAGTTGGCCATCTGCAGGTTGATGCCGGCCCACAGCTGCAGCAGCCCCTGGCGGATGCGATCGCCGTTGCCGGTGAACACGCCCACGATCAGCGACCACGTGCCCTGGACGGTTTGCCACACGCCGCCGAGGATCTGCTTGATCACCGGCAGCACGGACGGGAACGGCTGGAGCAAGCCGCTGATCATGTCCGCGCCGGTCTGCAGCATCCTGGCCGGCCAGTCCGCCAACTGCAGGTTGATGCCGGCCCACAGCTGCAGCAGTCCCTGGCGGATGCGATCGCCATTGCCGGTGAACACGCCCACGATCAGCGACCAGGCGCCCTGGACCGTTTGCCATACGCCACCGAGGATTTGCTTGATCACCGGCAGGACGAACGCGAACGGCTTGATCAAGCCGCTGATCATGTCGGCGCCGGCCTGCAGCATCCTGGCAGGCCAGTTGGCCAGCTGCAGGTTGATGCCGTTCCACAGCTGCAGCAGCCCTCGGCGGATGCGGTCGCCGTTGCCAGTGAAAACCCCCACGATCAGCGACCACATTCCCTGGACGGTTTGCCACACGCCGCCGAGGATCTGCTTGATCACCGGAAGGACAGAGGCGAACGGCTTGATCAATCCGCTGGTCATGTCGGCGCCGGCCTGCAGCATCCTGGCCGGCCAGTTGGCCAACTGCAGGTTGATGCCCGCCCACAGCTGCAGCAGCCCTTGGCGGATGCGATCGCCGTTGCCGGTGAACACGCCCACGATCATCGACCAGGTGCCCTGGACGGTTTGCCAGACGCCACCGAGGATCTGTTTGATGACCGGCAGCACGAACACAAACGCCCGCACCAGCCAGCCGATCGCCTTGACCGCCAACTGCAGCTGGGTGACCAGCACTGCCCCCAGTATCTGCCCGAAGCCGCGACCGGCCTGCGTTGCACCGTGCAACTGCGCGGTGGTGGCCTCGAAAGGCGTCAGCAGCTGCTTGACCCATGCCCAGGCCTGACCCATCGCTGCGGTCACGGTGTCCCACACCGGCGCCAGTGGTGCGAGCGCGGCCTTCAGCTCGGTGAGGACCGGCGCGGCGACATCGACGATGCCTTTCCAGACGCCAATGGCGAAGGCCTTGATCGGCCCCCAGTACTTCCACACCAGCAGCGCCACGGCAGCGACGGCCGCGCCGATGGCCAGCACCGGCAGGCTGACGCCGCCGAGCAGCGGCAGCAGCAGGCGGGCGCCATTGGCGAGCATCGGCAGCACGCGGCCGCCGAACGCCAGCCCCTGCCGCAGCAGCGCACCGAAGCCGCCACCGCCCGACAGCAGCGCGACGGCGCTGTGGATCTGCGAGAACGCCATCGCGGCCACGCCGCCGGCCACCAGCAGCCCGCCCAGGATCGTGACCAGCGCGGCGCCGGCGATCGCCGTCTTGGCGATCGCACCCACCAGCACCGGATTGGCGCGGATCCACGTCGTGACCTGGCCGACCACCGCAGCCGTGCGCTCGGTCAGTTCCTTGAACTGCGGCAGCAGCGCCTGGCCGATCGACTGGGACACCACCACGGCGGTGTTTTTCAGCAGCTGCAGCGAGTTGGCCGAGGTGGCCACCCGCGATGCGTACTCGGCCGACATCGAGCCGCCGTAGCGCTGTGCGTCGGCAACCTTGGCGAAGTTGCCCTGCAGCAATTCCAGATTGGTCAGCAGCGGTGCAATCGCACCGATCGACTCGCGCCCGAACAGCTGCGTCATGGTCGCGGCCTGCTCGGCCTTGGGCAGTGCGCGCAGCTTCTGCAGAACCGACATGATCGCCCCGCCTGCATCCTTCTGCATGACCTGGGCCATGGTCGTGGCCTTGATACCCAGCTTGTCGAAGGCCTCGCGCTGGCTCTTGGTGGCCGACTCACCCGAGGCCAGGGTGAGCAGCATGTTCTTGATGCCGGTGGCCGAGACTTCCGACTCGATGCCCATGCCGGCGACGGTGGCGCCCAGCGCGGCCAGTGGCCCGCTCTGCAGGCCGGCGACCTCGCCCAGGGCACCAATGCGATTCACCACCGCGCTGATCTTGTTGACGCTGGCCGGGCCGGTGTTGCCGAGATAGTTGATCTTGTCGGCCAACACGACGACCTCATCCTGGCCCATCCGGAAAGCGGTGCGCCAGGTGGCCATGGTCTGGCCGGCTTCCTCGGCGCTGCTGTCGAATGCCACGCCCATCTTGGCCGCGTCCTCGGCGAAGCGGACCAACTCCTGGCGCGGGATAGCGGCCTGACCGGCGGCCGCCACGATCTTGGCAATCTCGGCCGGCAGCATGGGCAGGCGCATCGAGAGGTTCTCGACATCGCGACCCATCTGCAGGAACTGCTGCGGTGTTTTGAAGTCCACGACTTTGCGCACGTCTGCCATGGCCGACTCAAACTCCATCGCATCGCCGATCGGTAGCACCGAGGCGCCAAGTGCGCGCTGGCCAGCGAACGCCATGCCGGCGCCGTAGGCGCTCGCCTGCAGGCCGGCGTTCTGGATGCGGGCGCTGCGGCGCTGGGCAGCGTCAATCGCCATCAGGCGCTGCTGCTGGGCGCGCATGGCGGTGTTGGTGCTCTCGATCTCGCCGCGCAGGCGCCGCTCATGCGTGACCAGCTCGCGGGTGCTGATCCCCGCCGTCTCCAGGCGACCACGCAGCCGCTGCAGGCCGGCCTCCTGCGCGCCATGGGCGGTCTTGAGTTCGCGTGCGGTGCGCACGGCGCGCTCGAATTCGGCATTCATGGCAGCGGTCGGCGTGCCAGTGGCCTTGATCTGTTGGGCAAGCGTGCGCACCGATTGCCGCTGCGCATCGAGCGCGGCCTTGGCACGCTGTGCCAGCGCGACCTGCTCGCGATAGGCGCCGATGTCGCGGTGCTGGCTGTTGAGCTGGCGCAGCGCGTCGCGCTGGTTGCGCAGTGCGGTAGCAACGCCGCGGCTACCGCTCAGCACGCGTCGGAACGGACCGGTGGCACGGTCGACGGCGGCCAGGATGACCTGCAGGCGCAGATTGTCGGAGGCCGCCATTTAGGCGGCCTCGTGGTTCGGGTAGGACATCATTCGGTTCCGCTTCGCAGGCGGGCACGCTCGCGCCACGCCGTGAGTTCGTGCAGCGACCAGCCGTCCATTTCAGACGGCGGCCAGTGGAAGATGGCCGCGATGTCGGCCATCGCATCCTCTACGCAGTCGGGAAATCCGCTTCCCTCTGTGCCTTCGGCAAGAAAAAAACCTGCACCTCCTGGCCGACCGCCAGCAGGTCGGCCGGATCCATCGCGTTGACGTCGGCGGTGGTCAGCGTAGGCGAAGAGATACGCGGCAGCAGCGTTGCCAGCGCGGTGACGTCCAACTGCAGCACGTCGGTGAGCTTGAGGCCGCGCAGTTCGCCTGCGCCGGGCTTGCGCACCTTGAGGTCGGTGATGGTCTGCTCGCCGCGCACGATCGGCTGGTCGAGAGGAATGGCAGGGGAAAAGGTCGGGGTCATCGGAAGGTCTCAGGGCTGAGGCCTGGCGGCGCCAGGCCGGAAGGGTCAGGCGCCGATAGCGCGGCGATGCGGGGCGAGCAGATCCACGCCGTTGACGATCTCGATCATGTTCATCAGATCGATCTCGATCACGGTGGAGCCATTGATCATCAGCTTGTAATAGCTGGCGGAGGTCTTGACGGAGAACTCGGTGTCGTCGCCGGACTTACCGGTACCGGGATCAATCTCTTTGTGACGGCCGCGCACCACAAATTCGACGGCATCCACCGCACCGCCGTCGTCGCGCTGGTAGGCGCCGGCAAAGCGCAGCTGCACGGCGTTGTGCGTGGTGGCGCCGTACTGATTCAGCACGCTGCGCATCATGCCGCCGCACTTCCATTCGAGCTCGATCTTCTCCTGGCCGAAGTCGATGTCGACCGGGCCATTCATACCGCCGCCGCGATACTCCTCCATCTTGCGGGACAGCGTGGGCAGTTTCACTTCGACCACTTGGCCGAGATAGCTCTCACCGTCGTTGAACAGGTTGAGCGCTTTGAGTTTCTTGGGCAAAGCCATGCGTTTCTCCGGGAATCAAAGGCGGGTGCGTTACGCGTTGACGCGTTCGGCGAAGTCGGCCAGGTAGCTGGTGGTGATCTTCTGATAGAGCTGCAGGTTCTCCAGCGGCGGCACCGGCGTGTAGTCGTAGTCGATGCGCAGCGCGCCATCGGCGAGCGTGGTGGCGCTGTTGACGGTGCCGTCGAACCAGGCGGTGGCATCGATCAGGTAGCCGGACGCCTTCAGGTCGCGGAACTTGGCGTTGATCGTCTCGATGATGTCTTTGACCAGCGAGGGATGCATCGGCTTGTCGATGTAGAACGCCACGCCCTCGGCGATGGTGTCGGCCAGGACCTGCGCGGTGCGCGTGGCCGTCTCGAAGGCGAACATGTTGTCCTCCGCGCATGTGCGCGAACCCCAGAAGCGTTGCCCGTTGAAGTTGACCAACGTGGTGATGTCGCCCTCGTTGAGCACACCCGCATCGGTGGCCGGATCCTGCAGATCCCAATGCACATCCTTGGAGATACCGGTGACGCCGGCCACGGGTACGTTGGACAGGCTCTTGTGCCAGCCCTGTTCGGTGTCGATCTTGGCGCGCAGGCCGAGCGCACGTGCGGTGGCATATGCCGCCGTCGTGGTGCTGGTGGCTGTGTCGAACGCCAGGAAGTCCGGCCAGATCAGCATCAACTCGCGATCACCGAACTGTCCACGGTAGGTGATGGCCTCGGCAACGGTATCGGCGACCGGCCGCACATACGCCATGGCGCGCAGCTTCTTGGCGATGGTCGCCAGCGCCTTGGCCACCGGCAGTGTGTCCAGACCCGGCGCGCCCAGGATGCGCGGGCGCACGCCCAGCTGTGCTTGCGCCGCGAGCAGCGCATACAGGCCGGTATAGCCGCTGGACTTGGCCTCGCCGATAACGTTGGACGAGGTCTTGCCCGCGTCTTCTCCTTCGGCCACACGCACGACCACAGTCACGGGATTCGTCTGGTCGGCGATGCCCTGCAGCGAGGCACGCAAGGTGCCCTTGTTGCCGGCACTGGCGATGGCACCGAGCACGTCGGTGAGCATCACAGCCTTGTTGAGCGGAAAGACCTTCTCGTCCGCATCGGACGCCGTAGCGACCAGGCCGACAATGGCGGTAGAGACGGTGCGGATGACGCGCGCACCTGCGCTGACTTCGATGACGCGGACGCCGTGGTGGTAGACAGTAGACATAGGTTCCTCGATCAGGACGAGCGGAAGCGGAGCGGGATGGTCATGCGCAAGCGCGCATTGGCGGGAGCAACGTCGGTGCGTTCGCCTTCGATGTTCAGCACGAAGCTGCCAGGCGTATCGCCGATGACCAGGGCGACGCGGGTCAGGCGCAGGCGCGGCTCCCAGCGCATCAGCGCGGTGGCGGTGGCGCCGTAGAGCAGCGTGCGGGTGGCGCCGTTGAACGGCTGGTCGATCAGCTCCGGCAGCAGCGAGCCGAAGTCGCGGCGCTGCTCGCGCGTGCCGATGGGCGTGGTGAGGATGCAGGCGATCGATTGGGCCAGGTGCTGCTCGGCTTCGATCACACGACCGGTGGTGGCATCAACGCCGATCACTGCGGACCACCGCTGAGTGCGCTGCCGGCGGTCACGCCAGTGGTTTTGTGGTTCTTGAGGCTGATCCCGCCGCCGATGACATCGGTGGTCGCCTTCGCGGTGCCGGTGATGGTCGCATCACCGTTGAGCATCGTCTTGCCGTTGACGGTCAGCGGGCCATTGAGCGTGATGCCGCCATCGGCGGTAATGGACGCGGTACCGCCGCTGGGCAGCGTGGCCTGCAGCGCATGCGCCTCGGTGTCGTAGTGGATCTGCGCGCCATCGGCAAAGCGCAGCACGTGGAGCGTGTCGGACGCGGCGGGCGCGGCGAATTGGTCGGAGTACAGGCCACGCAGCACCAGTCCATCGGCCATGTCGCCGGCCGGCGACAGCACCACGACTTGTTCGCCGATCGCCGGCGCCGACCAGATGATGGTGGTGCCGGCCAGGGTGACCACCCAGGGCAGATAGTCGGTCAGCATCTCGCCGACCTGCACGCGGCATCGCGCGTTGGCAAGATTCACCTCGGCAACGGTGCCGAGGCGAATGGCGTTACTCAGTGCGGAGGATGCGTTGCCCATGCATTCATGGTCGACGCGCGCGCGCAGGATGACACCGCAGTTGTGCTGTAGTTGCGCGATCTACGCAGCGCAGCGGTGCTACAAATTCGCAGGCGGCTCAGGTGCAGTGACTTCGCGCTGGGTGAACTGCGCGTCGAAGTAGTACAGCCCATCGCCGCGATTAAAGTACATGCCAGGCTCGCACACGGTTTTGTCTTGGAGTGCGCGGAACTCAAATCCTTCGATGGTGAAGGCGCTATCGGAGACGATGACGTTGACCACCACGTCAGCCCCCGTTTGAATCATTGCGTAACGTCCAATCGTCATCTCAGAACCACTCAATAAAAACGAAGCCGGGGCACCCGGTCGAACCATCCTTGCCAAACGTCGCGGCCGTTGAGCCGTTGGATACGCCACCCCCACCGCCGCCGCCTGCACCAAAGCCATAGCCTCTACGACTGGCCGATGTCGTTTCGCCAGCACTACGCCCGCCAGGCCCGCCGCCGCCGAATGCGCACGATCCGCCGGTGCCTGCAGGCCCGTAGGGTGCGTTGACTGAGATAGATGCCGAATCTCCACCAGCTGGGTAGCCATCTCCACCGGTTGCACCGCCGACCTGCGTTCCACCAACGAGACCGCCGCCGCCACCCTGACCGGCAGCGAGGGAAATGAGATTGCCGATCAAAGTTGCCCCGCCGGCACTACCAGCTACGCCGCCTGTACCGTCCGTCCTAGAGCCTGCGCCAGCGGATCCACCGGCACCGATGACGATCGGATGACTGGCTCCAGGCGTGACCGCGAAGCGCACGCGCTGAATCGATTGCCCAGCGCCGCCACCGCCACCACCGGTCGCGGTGTAGGTGCCTGACGCGACGACTTTCTCGGCACGCGTTGCACCGCCGCCACCACCGCCACCGCCGGCACAAGCACTGACGTAAACCGCCGTTACCCCCGCCGGAACAACGAAGGTGCCGGATACCTCAAAGCGCGCACAACCACTGCGGCTGTCGATCGCTGCTTTTAAAGCGTCCGGTGTGACGGCGCGTTGCGGGTCGACGCCTGCAATGGCTTCGGCAGGTGTGGCGAGTTCGACAATGCCTTCCTTCTCGGTGGTCGCGGCCGGGTTGGTGAAGTTGGCATTGCCGAACATCACCGAAGACACGGTGACACCAGAAAACAGGATGTCGGCCGACATCAGCAGGTCAGAGGCTGCTGCCTTCTCCATGATCAGCTCGGTCTGGGAATAGCTGCCCAGCAGCGTGCCGTTCTCCAGATACAGCCCAAAGCCGCGTACCTCGTAGGTGGCCCGGCTCGTGTCGCTGACAGTGACATGGATGGTGGTGGACGACGTGGTGCCGCCCGAGATGCTGGAGAGCGCCAGGTGTTGACCTGGGACTGTCTTCAGGTCTTCCGTGGCAGCGAATGCCGCCGCAGTGAAACCGATGCTGGTCACCTTGACGGCATTGGTGCCGTTCTTCTCGGCGTTGATCAACGCCGCGCGACCAGCGGTGGTGAGGACCAGTTGTAATGCCATGGCTTATCCCTGCGCCGTCATCGACAGACGGCGGTAGTTGATGATGCGAATACCAGTCACCAGCGAGACGTTTCCGGTGGCTTGCAGCCCCTGCACGAAGCCAAAGTGCGAGCGAACTGGCTTTGTGCGCTCAACCTCGGCGATGACCTCATCGACAAATCGAGCGCTCGCAGCCCGCCCATCGGATCCACTAAGCGTGAGCGTCAGCTCGAAGGTGTGCGGCTGGCCGCGTGGCTGCTGCTGCCACCACTCGCGGATGGTCACCGCCCCCCCGAACGAGGCCACCACCATGCGCACGCTGTTGGCGGTGCCTTTGCGGCGCTGGATTGCCATGGCGCTCCGAAGGCGCGAGCGCTTGACCGCATCGCTCCAGTCGGCCTTCCAGTCGTCCACCGATAGCGTCCACGCCAACCAAGGCAGATGGCCGACGGGGCAGGCGTCCGGATTCCACAGATCGGGATACGGCAGCGGGATGGCTTCCAGGCGTTCGGCGATGGCGGCCAGGGCGCGCTCCATCGGCGTGGCGTTGGGCGGTAGCGGGGAGTTACTCATCGATGCCGGCATGCACGATGTCGATCGCGGTGCAGTAGGCGGCCTGCGTGCGGCTGATCCGAATGTCGGCTGCAGGCGAGTCCAGCTCGATACGCTGCACACCATCGGCGAACAGCTTGGCCTTGATGGCTGATTCCGGTACGTCGCGGCCGATCCGGTGTGCCTCATCCAGATACGCCCGCAGGCTGCGCAGCGCCTCGCGCATGACCACTGCGGAGTCGGGACCAGCGTAGGTGTAGACGCGCCCACGAATGGCATACGGAACGATCTGGGCGCTCTGGACGGTGACACTGTCGGTCAGCGGACGCACGTCGTCGTTGGTGAGGATGGCAGCGACTTCGTCCAGCAACGCCTGCGGAGCCGTGCCGTCGCCCGTGCGCGATTGAACGGTGACCAGCACTTGCCCAGGTGCGGGGCTTGTAGCACTGGCGTCCATGACATCGGCGGCCGCACTGAGTGCGTGATAGATGTACGCGCCCTCGGGGCCGGCCACGCTGAACCCTTCCGGCGCCAGCTGGATGCGGCGGCGGAAGTCCACGTCCGATTCGTAGGTCGGCTGGACGCCTGTTTCTGGTTGGCCCGGATCCAGCACCAGACGCGCGACTCCGAACAGCGCCCCCAGGTGATCGAGGTTGGTGCCGGTGGCGAAGGCCAGCATGGTCTGCTGCGCCTTGTCGTTGGCACGTTGGCGGAGCAGGAGTTCGCGAGCTGCGAACAGCTGCAGGAGCTTGTAGACCGGGTCGGCTTCGGTGAGCGCGGAAAACTCAGGGAGTAGCTGGCGAAATTGGGCAAGTGCCGCAGCGAAGATTACTTCGAAATCAAGCGCCTCAATCAAGTCGGGCGCTTGCAGCTTTGATAGATCAACTGCCGTAAAGGAGGCCATGGAAAAAGCGTGAGAGAGCTTGCATCAATGCTCTCCTGACTTCATGCGATTGCCCATAATGATGGTGTGTAACATGCCTACTTACACATGGCGCCCTACTGCGACAAAAGCATTGTTAGCATTGTTGTCTATCCAGTCTTACGCTGGAATCGATGCCTCAGGTGTATGGCCGCCCTGTCGCGAAGATGCTCGTTTGAATGCGTGATCAAGATCGTCAAGTTGATGCATGTTTTTGAACCAGCTCGCTCCCCACTTCGACATGAGCCCGTGCCCAGTGAGCGATGAGCGGATGCGTCGTGCAACTGACAACAGGCCAGCTTCGCTGATGCCAGGTAGGTAGATGGCAAATTCGCCGGGCGTGAGATGCGCAAGTCCATCTTGAGGGCGAGTCGCAGCTTGCAAAAGGTTTGCAGCAATCGTGATTTCGCTCTTGGTGCCTACCTCGTTTCCAGAACTACTCACGTCGAGATCAAAAAGCAGAATGCCGCCTTGCTCATTTTGGTGATGCTCGGCTGCATTTTGCAACAACTTGCGGAACGCATCCAGGTCATAAAGGCCGGTGATGGAATCAATCGTTTGCACGTCTGCCATAACCAAATTCTGCTGGTTTTCTGCCAGGTGTTGGTCCCACGAGCTGGCGAGTAGACGACCAAAAGTTTCCGCAAGTGGGAGGAACTGTTCGAGTTTTTCGTCAGCAACCTGGCGGTCTATTCCACACAGCATCCCTTCCATTTTTCCTGGAACTTTGAGCGGCACACCCAGGTAACTTGCAATACCTAGGGTAGCTGCAATCGGACATTTGGCAAGGTGGCTAACTTTCGCCAAATCTGGGGCGCACTGAGGTCCACCCATTGAAATAACACTTCGACAAAGCGATTCTGACCAACTAAGGAATTGGTCGAGCTTGAGTCCAAAGGTCGTATCTGTGCAGGCCCGTATGATCCAGAAGTCATTCTTGACCTCGGCAAAAATCCAAGTTTTCAGCGGTGTCAGTTGGGAAAGCCTGTCAAGAAGTTCCGAGATGGTTTCTTGTGGCGAGGAAAACGGAAGTTGGGTCGTGAGTGAACCTGGCATCTTGAGCGCTCCTTTGATTCACCTCATATCGGCACCACGTGATCATGATTGAGGGAACTTTTGGATGCATGTCTGACGTCCAAAACAACGATTCATGTCCGGAAGTAGACAGTCTGCTGGTAGCCAGTCCTTTGGCTTACGCAGCTAGCATTCGCTGAAGCGCACTCAACAAGGCATGGTTCGAGTATGGCTTGCTAAGAAACTGCGTATCTGTCGGAAGGGTCTTGGGAACGACACCACCCGAGGTCAGGATGGCGGGAATGCGGACGTCGCACGCACGCAGGTAAGTGATCAGTCCATAGCCATCCAGGACACCTGGCATTTGGATGTCGCTCACGATGGCCGAGATCTTGGAACTGCTCTCTAGGTGCTCAAGTGCCTTAGCGGAGTTCTCGGCAGTAAGGACGTCGTAGCCGCTTTCTTGCAAAAAAATTTCTGCAAGCATTAGAAAAAGCTGATCGTCCTCTACGACTAAAATTAACCGTTCATTTTTTATTTTCATGGAAGTGCCTGCTTTTTGACGTATGTCTTGCTTGCATACGTCGGCAGCTAGCACAATGGATGCAATTAACGTTTGAATCACTTATATGAAAGATTCACATTTCGATTTAGATTGGTATCGTAAAGCGGTGGAGGCTTCTGCTGACTCTATTAAGCTGCTCTCGCTTGATGGCAAGATTCGATATGTGAATCGGTCTGGAATGGAGCGTTTAAGCGATGAGCACAGGGGCAGCGCCATAGGCGCCGATTGGGTGTCGCTTTGGAGTGATGACGTCACACCTCAAATCAAAATCGCTCTACAGGCTGCGTTGAATGGCCAACAAAGTGATTTCGAGGTGCAATGCGTGATGCCACATGGTGTGACTCAATACTTGCACATCTCTACGATTCCGCTGTGTGACGAAAATGGTATCGCCACGTCCATTTTGGCTGTGAATCGCGATATTACCCAGCGTCGCCTTGCAGAGATCGCTTTGCAAACGCTCAATAAAAGTCTTCGTGAAAGTTTGCGCGAACGAAAAAGATCGCCCCGAGCACAGAGCATTGACATGCTCAGCCTGTCAGTGTCCTCAGTTGGAGTGACATCAAATGCTGATAAGGAAGCCGAATCCGCCAATGCACGTCATCTTTCCGAAGAACTTGATGTCGCAAGAGCTGCCCGTCGCGTGGCTGAGTCCGTTGCAGAACAAGCGCAAAAAGGAGAAGCCATAGGGCAGCTTCTTGCTGGAGTGGTCCATGATTTGAACAACGTGCTTCAGGCCTCGCGTAGTGCTATCGAATTAGTTATCAGTCGCGGCGAGATAGGTACTCGTGACAATCAATTGTTGAGCATAGCTGACAGCGCTCTTGAACAGGGCAATTTGATGTTTAGGCGATTGCTCGGCTTCGCGGCAAATCACGCCTACATCACCGAGCGAACAGACTTGTGTGGGTTGGTATCAAATGTCATGCCGCTGCTACAACAGGCAGCCGGTTCACGTGTTGATTTGGAGTTTGTGCCAGGTGCTTCTCAGTGTTTCGCGACCGTGGATCCGCACCTGATTGAACGTGCTCTGATGAATTTGGTGATCAATGCGCGTGACGCTTGCGGCGATTCTGGCGTTATCCAAGTGATTGTTTCAACCATGACAGTTGGCGATGAAGACGGTAATTTGCAGCGAGCACCAGGTGAGTACGTTACTTTAGCAGTGCAGGACGATGGGGAAGGTATCTCACCAGAGGTAAGCGCGCGACTATTCGAAGCCTATTTCACAACAAAGCCAAGTGGTAAAGGAACCGGCCTAGGATTGGCACAGGTTTATGGTACGGCTCGTCAGGCAAATGGGTTTATTGACGTCTTTTCAGTGCCCGGCGAAGGCGCCCGATTCACTCTTGCGTTTCCAAAATCATAAGCATGCGTTTGCAGGGACGCAGGACATCACCCTGCCAAGTGCTTAAGCAGCAAATCAATGATGGATTCACGGTCTGCTGATGTGATCCCAAGCAATACCCGTTTCTCGTAGCGCGCAGTCGGACCTCTAGGTCTTACTCGCTCGGTCAGGCCCTCTTGATGCACGTGCGCAATGCGAGACACGCGCCCCACGAATCCAACGCTCACTGCGTTGGGGCTTGCACTCACCTTGAAGAACTTGACCTGCCGCAGCTTGGCGAACATCTTGGCGCGTTTGATGCGCCCTGATTTCTGCCGCAGCTGTTGCTTGCGCGGTGCGTAGGGTGAGCCGTCTGGCGCTTGCTGCTTGCCGATGCGCTGGCTCTGCGAGCGCCGCAGCTCCGTTCCGATCTGCCGGGCCAGTGTGCGGCGTTCACCGGGCTGCAGGCGAGCCAGCAACGGCCCGGCCCAGTTCTCTAGCGCGGTCAACTCATCCATGTGGGATCGATCACCGGCTCGGGTGCGTGGGTGATGTCGTAGCCGCCGTCATTCTTTGCGGTCACGACCACACGTTCGGTCAGCGGCAACTTGATCGACAGATCCACCGCATCGTTGGCAAGGATGTCGGCCTCGAAGGCGATGTCGCCACGGCGCGCCGGATTGGACAGCAGCTCCGACTGGTTGACCTGCACCCATTCCAGCAGCGGCAGCATCACGCTGTCCGGGTGGCCGGCGTAGTCGGTCAAGATCAGGTTGAGCGTGTACTGGTACTCAAACGACAGCCCTGGCTGGAACGTGCTGACCAAGCCGGCGTCGATAAATACCAGCAGCCGGTCGGCATCGCGCGCCAGATCCGGCAAGGCTGCGACCAGATGCGCGCGCAGGCTGGCAGGCTTGATCACGGCGCCGGCTCCGGTAAGTGGAGGTCGATCCAATCCTGCAGCGCGCTCAGCTGCGCGGCGGTGGCGTGGCAGCTGGTGTAGTTGTCGGCGACGGTGCCGGTAATGGCAGAGAGCGTAATGCCGGCGGCCGGCGCATCAGGATCTCCGGTGGGCGGCCCGGCAGGGTGGCCCGTGGCGGCGGCGTCGTGCAGCCGCACAAAGCCAGCAGGGATAGCGCAAGCAGCGTCTGCTTTCTGGGTGACATAGATCGGGATCTCGCGGGTGACGGTAGCGCCGACTTCGCGCACGATTTGCACGCGATCAATGAACTTCGTCACAATTCGGACTGAATTTTTTTCGCTGTCGCGCTCGGCAATGGCTGCATGTTTTTCAGCTAGAGCTTGGTCGCGTGCCGTTTCTGCGGCGCTGACGCGATGCTCCTGCCACACGGAGCCACCGACGAGCACTGCAATCAGCGTTAGCAGGATGATCAGGCGCGTGACCATCAGTTCACGCCCAGGATCTGCAGGGCGCGCTGCGTGCGCGTGACGCGATCGCTGTGGCCTTCAGGCAAGCGCTTGGCGCGCACGTTGCCCAAGTTGATCTTGCGGCCCAAGCCGAGCACATCGCCGGCATCGGCCAGCACGTTGAGGCCGTTGTCGTGCCAGTACGCCGCCGCACCCAGTGCGCTCGGCTCAATCTGCAGCAGCAGATCCGGCTGCTCTTCCACCGGCAAGCCGATCAGCACGCCGATGCGGCGGTAGTTGCCCCGGAAGGTGTGCTGCATCGGACCACGGCCCCGGTAGCGGTGACCGTCGCCGCTGGCGGCGTCGCCGTTGCCCAGGCAGTCGGCGTAGACGAAGTTGGCAAGGCCCACCGGATTGCGCAGGAACTTGGGCGCTTGCGCGGGCGTGATGCGTGTGCCGAACACTTCCAGCAGCCGTGCGCTGGTGGTGTAGGTCAGCCCTTCTTCCATCCGCGACAAACTGAGGCTTTCGTGGCCGACTTGGCCGAGCCAGTGCGCGGCGCGGCGCTTGGTGGTGATGCCGAAGCGGTTGGCGGCGGTAAGCAGTGGGCCGTGCCAGCGCTGTGCGCGTTGCGCCGAGCACTGCATGATCGAGGCGAGCTGGGTATCGGTGAACATCAATCGACCTTCAGGATGCGCGCCACATTGCCCTGGGCGCGGTAGGTGAGCACCGCCAGCACGATCAACGTGCCCAGGTGCCAAAGACTGACTTGCGAGCCGGCGCCGGCTAGCAGGATGTGCAGCGCCTGGCCGCCGGTGCTGGCGATCAGCAACCACGCGCACCAGCCTGCGCCGCGTCGATGGCGCGCATCGACCGGGCGGTGGTAGGTAAGCAGGCGGACGCAGATGGCGAGCGAGGCCATCAACGTCAGGACGGTGACCAGGCTATGCACTGGGCGGACCTCCACGACGTAGGAAGGAAAAGTCGAAGGACTTGCTCTTTTCGATCAGGCCCAGCGTGACGGTGATCGCGCACGCCGCGCTGGCGAAGGCGGCCACGCCACTGGACTTGATCGGCAACCAGCGCAGGATTTCCGGCGCCAGCTGGTAGCCGGCGATCACGCTCACCGGGAAATAGATCAGCCGCGCCAACAGCGGTTGCTTGGCGGCGGACACCACGAACAGCGCGCCGCCGGCGAAGGCGCCGATCAGCGCATCGCCGTCGATGCCAGGTAGCACGGAGGCAAGGCCCACACCGGTGGCGATCAAAAAGCCGCTCGATACGGAGGTGGGTTCGGTCATCAGATCAGTCCCATAGCTGCACAAGCGGCGTCATCGCCGCCGTGGTGGTGGTTACCTCGGGCAACTTCACTGGCGTGCCATGCGGCAGCACGGCGCCCAGTTCGGCCAGGCCGGGATTCAGGAGGTAGGTGCGCTCGACCAGGCCTGCCGTGCTGCCCAGGTGGCGCCAGCACAGCAGGTCGACGGTGTCGCCTTGCATGGCGTGCACGCGCATCAGATGAGCTCCACCGTGCTGCGCGGCAGGTTCTGCAGGTCGCGCACGGCCCAGCGCTGGTCGCGGCGTAGCTCGGTGATGCTCTGTGACAGGTCATCGGCGCGCTGGTTGGCACTGTCGGTCGCGTCGAAGCTGCGATAACGCTCTGCCACCTCGACCGCCGTGGCACACGCGACAGCGCGCAGGTAAAGCTGGACGCGGCGCGAGACGCCGTCGACGGTGGTGCTGGGTACATCGGCTAACGCGGCCCAGCCGGCGGCCTGCTGCGTCTGCGCCCAGGCATCCAGTTCATCGTTGACCGCCAGCATGGCGGCAACAATGGCGTGGCGTAGACGCGCATCGGTGACGGTGCCATCCAGGCGCATGCTCGCGCGCACAGTCGCCGGTGCGATCGCCGGCCAGAACGGCGCACTGGCGATCGCATCAGGCGTGGCGCTCGTGGTGCCGGTGGCAGTGAATCCGCTCATGGATGGCTCGGAAGAGATCGCCGGTGGTCGGGGCGTCACCGCAGCGGTGGAGTGCTGTGGATCGGCCCCGAGCCGGCGAGGGTTGCGGGGACGCTCGGTTATGCGCTGGTGCCCGCAGGCTCAGCGCTGAACTTCTTCAAGAGGCGCTCGGCGCGCTCCAGATCCTTCTTGCCGCCGCAGCTGCCGTGCAGTGCGATAGCGCGCTGCAGGTCGGCCACAGCCGCAGCGGTGATCGGCTGCGCCTGGTCGACGGGCGTCTCATCGGTGATGCCGGCCAGATACGCACGGGCCAGTGCCAAGTGCAGCTTGGCGCGCACCTCGTCGGGCATGTCCTGCTCGGCGGTCAGGGCGGCGGTGTCGGCCAGCACGGCCGCATCGAACGGCTGGCCAGTCTTCTGTGCCGACAATGCTGCTTCGGCGATCTCTTCGGCCAGCACGCAGCCCACCGTGCGGGTGAAGCGGTCGGGCATCTGCAGCTGGTGCTTGAGCACATAGGCGCCCAGCTCCAGCGCGCCGGCATAGTCGCCGGCATCAATGCGCCACACCATGCACGTGGTGACGATTTCATCCTGCGCACCCTGGCCACCGGCCAGCACGCCGGCCAGATACGGCACGTAGGCTGGCAGCCGCTGCACCTTGAGCGCTGCCTTACCCTGGTCGGACTGAATCTGCTTCAGCCGCAGGCGATCGCTCTGCAGCTGCGCCATGTGCTGCTCGTAGGCGGTGGCGCCGGCCATCAGCTGGTGCGGTGCACGCTGGGCGGCCTCCAACTCGGCGAGCACGCGGCTGTGGTGGCGCTTGGCGGGACTGTCGGCCATGGCTTAGGCCTCGATCTCGATGTGCTCGACCACGCAGCCCAGGCCGTAGTCTTCGACCACGTAGGCATCGTTGGAGGACTCGTAGTTCTCGATGCGATCGCGTTCCGGCGCTTCCTTGATGTAACGGCGACGGCCGCCGGTTTGGTAGTAGATCGACAGGTTTGCCAGCGAGGTGACCATCAACGCGCCGTCGGGCAGGTACGGCACCTCGGCCACCTGCAGGCCGCCCACGCGGCGCTGGCTCAAGATCAAGTCGGTCGCGATTTTCTCGCTGGCCGGCTGATCCTTGTTGACCATCGGGAAATACTTGTCGTGCATCAGGTCGCGGCCCAGCACCACCACCAGGCTCGGATCCTTGCGGTGCCACGGGTCCAGCAGATTGCTCACGACGTCGTACACCAGTGCGTCGAGGTTGCCGTAGTCGGCGCCGGCAGTGGCGCCGCCGATGACCACCTTGCCGGCAGCCTTGCCGCTCGCCAGTACGCGCTGGGCGGCGTTGGTGCGGTACTGCTGCAGCCAACCGATGTTGACGTCTTCCAGCAGCGGGAACTTGGCGCGGTCGGTGTCGGGGGCGGCGTGCGTGCCGTTGAAGCCGATCTGCAGACGGTCCAGGGCCTGACGCTTGACGATGGCGTCGCGCAGTCGCGCTTGGAAGTCGGGGAACTTGGCCCAGGTATCGAGCAGCGCATACGGGATGGCGGTGTCGAAGTCGGTCTTCTTGGCGACGTATTCGTTCTTGTCGAGCGCGGCCATGTTGCGCGGAGTGCGGGTCTTGCCGGCACCGGTATCGGTGCGGCTGGCGATGCTGCCAGTAACGCCGATGCCCACCTTCTGGCCGGACAATTCGTCCACCGGGATGATGTTGACCTTGGACAGGAATTCGCTCGATTCCTGCATGCGCGTTTCCAGCTTCTGCTGCACGGTCGGATCGACAGCGAAGGAATGGAAGACAGAGGTGATGCCGTTGAGCTTGGCGATCTGCTCGGCGAACTGGTTGAACTGCAGGCGGGTGGCGTTTTGCATGGTGGCTCCGAAGGGTGTGGCGCTGCGGCGTGTGTGTGGTGTGGGATCAGCAGTCGGTCAGCACGGCCGCGCCGCTGCCGGTGACCACCGGCCGTGCGGGCTGTGCCGGGTCCGGCTGCTGCGACAGCGACTCGCGCAGCTGCGCCAAGTCGTTTGCCAGCTGCTCGTGCTTGGCCTTCTGCTCGGCGTGTTCGGCCTGCAGGCGGTTGAAGCGTTCGTCCTGGCCGCGCACGTGCTCGGCGATCTCTTCGACGCCCTGGCCGAGGTCGGCGAACTGTTCGGCGGTGATACTGGTGGCGTCCTCGCTCTTGAGCGCGGTGCGGATCCGGCTGAGCAGATTGGCGACCGGCCCTTCGCTGACTTCGCTGAATTCCAGCGCGGTTTCCTCGGCGACAGTGAACAGATTGCCCGGTGACTGCTTGCGATCGGCCAGTGGGTTGGCGTCCGGGTTCTGGCTGGCGAAGCTGAGCATGGAGGTGCCCAGGCTGGCCGGCGAATCGGTCACGGCCAAGCCGACCAGATACGCCTTGCCGGTATTGGCGAACTTCTCCTGCACCTCGATGCTGGTGTAAAGCTTCTGCTTGGACTTGTTGATGGTGATCAGGTCGGCGGTGGGCTCGATCTGAGCGAACAGCGCCAGGCGCTTGGTGCCGTCGATCTCCACCTCTTCGGCCTTGACGGCGGTGACATCGCCATACGCACGGAACGGCGAGTCCGGCAGCAGGCTGCGCATGTGCTCGATCCAGATGCGGGCGTTGTAGGTCTCGCGGTTGTAGGTGGCGGCCATGTCGTCGATCCAGCTGCGCTGAATCATGCGGCCATCGGTGGTGGCGCCTTCGACGGCCACGCGGAACCAGTTGGAACGAAACTTCTTGGTCTTACCCGACATGGGTGTCCTCTGCGCTGGGTGCGTTTGCGATGACCCATGGTCAAACGCGACGCATAGCGCAGCAACGCAATCACCGTGTAAATCAGGCGATTACGCGTCGTTCAACTGTCCGGATTAAGAGGTGGGCCGCACCCTGGTCGGCATGCAAAGCGTTGCCACCCAGCTCCCGATGGACACCCGCAGACAGGCCAAGTTCCTGTACTGGATGGGATGGCGCGTGACCGAAATTGCGCAGGCCATCGGCGAGAACGAGAAGACTGTACACAGCTGGAAGTCGCGTGACGAGTGGGATCGCGCAGACAACGTTGAGCGCATCGGTGGTGCACTGGAAGCGCGCCTGGTCGTGCTGATCATGAAGCCGGAAAAGTCCGGCGGCGACTTCAAGGAAATTGATCTGCTGCATCGGCAGCTGGAGCGCCAGGCGCGCATCCAGCGCTACCAGGGCGGCGGCAACGAAGCCGACCTGAATCCAGCTGTCGCCAATCGCAATGCTGCACCCAAGAAGAAGCCCAAGCGCAACGACTTCACCGAGGAGCAGATCGAGCAGCTGACCACGGCGTTCGTCGACGGCTGCTTCGACTATCAGCGCGACTGGTATCGGGCCGGTAACGAGCGCACCCGCATCGTCCTCAAGTCGCGCCAGATCGGTGCCACGTTCTACTTCGCCCGCGAGGCGCTGATCGATGCGCTCACCACCGGGCGCAATCAGATCTTCCTCAGTGCTTCCAAAGCGCAGGCGCACCTGTTCCGCGGCTACATGCAGCAGTTCGTGCGCGAGACGATCGACGAGACGCTCTCCGGCGGCGACAGCATCGTGTTCCCGAACGGCGCCGAGCTGTTCTTCCTGGGCACCAATGCGCGCACCGCCCAGGGTTACCACGGCAATTTCTACTTCGACGAATTCTTCTGGACCTACGGGTTCAACGAGTTGAACAAGGTCGCCAGCGGTATGGCGATGCACATGAAGTGGCGAAAGACCTACTTCAGCACGCCATCGAGCATGGCCCACGAGGCCTACACGTTCTGGACCGGCGAGCGCCGCAACAAGGGCAAGCCGGCCGCGCAGCGGATCCAGATCGATGTCTCGCACGATGCGCTGGCCGGCGGTCGCCGCTGCCAGGATCGCGCGTGGCGGCAGATCGTCAACATCCTCGATGCCCAGCGCCGTGGCTGCGACCTATTCGACATCGACGAGCTGCGCGAGGAATACAGCCCAGACGCGTTCGCCAACCTGTTGATGTGCGAGTTCGTCGACGACGGTGCCAGCATCTTCCCGCTGGCGATGCTGCAGCCGTGCATGGTCGACAGCTGGGTCGCGTGGGGTCAGGACTACAAACCGTTCGCCGCGCGCCCCTACGGCGATCGCGCGGTATGGATCGGCTACGACCCGGCCGAGACCGGTGACACCGCCGGCCTGGTCGTGGTGGCGCCACCGCAGCTGCCCGGCGGCAAGTTCCGCTTGTTGGAGCGGATCCAGTTCAGGGGCATGGACTTCGCCAAGCAGGCGGCCGAGATCGAGCGCATCACGCGCCGTTACTGGGTGACCTACATCGGCATCGACACCACCGGTATGGGCAGCGGCGTAGCGCAGCTGGTGAAGCAGTTCTTCCCGAATCTGGTCACCTTCAGCTACTCGCCGGAGGTCAAGACGCGCCTGGTGCTCAAGGCGTTCGACGTGATTCACAACGGGCGGCTGGAGTTCGACGCCGGCTGGACCGATGTGGCCCAGTCGTTGATGGCCATCCGCAAGACGATGACGGCCAGCGGCCGCAAGTCCACCTTCACCGCTGGCCGCTCGGAAGAGACCGGCCACGCGGACCTGGCGTGGGCACTCTTTCACGCCCTGCAGAACGAACCGCTGGAAGGGCGCACCGCGCGCAATTCCGGCTTCATGGAGATCTCTTGATGTTGACCGACCAGCTACCCGCGACCGCGCCTGCAGCGCCAGCCGTGCCCGCACGCACCGAGGCGTTCACCTTTGGTGACCCGACGCCGGTGCTCGATGGGCGCGGCGTGCTGGACTATCTGGAGTGCTGGCAGAACGGGCGCTGGTATGAGCCGCCGGTGGCGCTGGATGGCCTATCCAAGACCACGCGCAGCAATCCGTTCCTGCAGTCCGGGCTGATCTTCAAGCGCAACATGCTGGCGCGCACCTTCAAGCCGCATCGGCTACTGACGCGCGAGGCCTTCGAGCAGCTGTCGCTGGACTGGATCACCCTGGGCAATGGCTACCTTGAGCGCCGTCGCAACCGCATGGGCGGTGCGCTGTCGCTGGCTGCGCCGTTGTCCAAGTACATGCGCCGAGGCATCACCGAGGGCGAGTACTTCCAAGTGCGCACTTGGCACGACGAGCACGTGTTCGAGCCGGGCAGCGTGTTCCAGCTGCGCGAAGCCGATGTCGATCAGGAACTCTACGGCCTGCCCGAGTGGATGCCGGCAATGCAGTCCGCGCTGCTCAACGAGTCGGCCACGCTGTTTCGGCGCAAGTACTACAACAACGGCTCGCATGCCGGTTTCATCCTGTACCTGACGGACCCGCAGCAAAGCCAGGAAGACGTCGATGCGCTGCGCAACGCCATGAAGGGCGCCAAGGGGCCGGGCAACTTCCGCAATCTGTTCCTGTACTCGCCAGGCGGCAACAAGGATGGCTTGAAGCTGATCCCGGTCAGCGAAGTGGCGGCCAAGGATGAGTTCAGCGGCATCAAGGGCATCACTCGCGACGACATGCTGGCCGCCCTGCGGATCCCGCCGCAGCTCATGGGCATCGTGCCGCAAAACGCTGGCGGCTTCGGGTCGATCCGTGAGGCCGCTGCTGTGTGGGCCGCCAACGAGCTGGAGCCGCTGCAGGCGCGCATGTTGAAGATCAACGACTGGGTGGGAGATGAGGTGATCGCTTTCACTCCCTATACGGTCTCCGCTCCCACCTAGACATCGAGGCTGCCATTGCACCAGCTAGATCTGCAATGGCAGCCTCTACTCACATCAAGGGTTGCTACAAATTCGCGAACCGTCTTCTTTTGTCAACGGCTGCTGCTGACGCTGACCACTTGGCGCAGTCCCTTCGTACACAGCGCAGTTCTTGGCATCCCATTCGATGCGAGCATCCCCGTATTGATACTGTATATGGGCGCGCTCGAAAGCCTTCATTTCCGCGCTAGGCAAGCCGCCATCATCAATTTTGTGGGTCTGATTGACGGCATGTCCAGCACAACCAGCGAGTGGAAGTAACGCAGCTAGAAAAAAAGCAAGCTTCATTGTGAACCCTCAGCGAAATAGTGAATTTTATGTAAGTGAGAAGCCTGTCTTAGCTTCTCCGAGGGATGACGCTAAGGAAGTCAGTATGAACTTCCCGTGCAAGAGATATGACTAATCGATCTTGTCCTGTAGATGGTCGATTCACGGCTGATCAGGCAGCACGTTCTCGTCACGCGCCGGGATAATGCCCATGGTAGCGCCGCCCATCTTCTGCGGAACTTCTTTCAGAGTTGGATTGGTAGTGCTGGATCCATGGGCAATCCGCCAGCCTTCGCTTTAGAACTGCACTCCTCCAGCGATCGCTATTCTTCCTCACCGCAAGATCACGAGATGCTTAAAAGCCTACGTTGTGGCGAATGCGCCCGCCTGCTATGCAAGGCCGGCGCTTTCGATGAAATCCAGATCAAATGCCCGCGTTGCGGCACGCTCAATCATCTGAAGGCCGAGAGCCTCACCTCCGATCGCCGCGAGCGAATCCAAGAAGGCTCTCACCATGAAAAACCAGCTGCTCCAGGGCGACGCTCTGACCATCCTGCCAACGCTCGAAGCGAATTTGTTCGACGCACTGATCACTGATCCCCCGTATGCCAGCGGTGGCCTCACCGCCGCTGCCCGTGCCAGACCGCCGTCGACCAAGTACTGCAGGGATGGCGGACATGCCGATTTTGTCGGTGACGAACGCGACCAACGCTCGCACTTGAAATGGATGCACCTGTGGCTGTCCGAATGCGCGCGCGTGCTCAAGGACGGCGCACCGGTCCTGCTTTTCACCGACTGGCGGCAGCTCCCGCTGACCACCGACGCGCTGCAGATCGCCGGCTTCACCTGGCGCGGCATTACGGTCTGGGACAAGACCGAAGGCGTGCGGCCGCAGTTGGGACGCTTTCGGAACCAGGCCGAATATATCGTGTGGGGCAGCAAGGGCAACATGCCGCTGGATCGCCGCGCGCCGGTGTTGCCGGGTGTCATCCGTGAATCGGTGCGCAAGGCTGACAAGCATCACCTGACAGGCAAGCCCACTGAGTTGATGCGGCAATTGGTGCGGATCTGCGAGGCAGGTGGCCGCGTGCTTGACCCGTTTGCGGGCTCCGGCACCACGTTGGTCGCGGCCGAGATGGAGAGCTATTCATGGACAGGCATTGAGATGACACAGCACTACGCTCAGCTAAGTAGAGAAAGGCTGGACGTTCCTTAAAGAAGGCAAAGGCCCGCCGAATTGGCGGGCTTTTTTAAGCATTGACATTAGTCGGCTATTTGCTTCCTCGTCTCGCACAGAAAATTGACCAGGCCTATTCGTGTGGCTGCTGACAATGAACCTAGCGTGTGCTCGCTACGCCTGTGCTGTCACTCCTGCGGTCCTCATTGCTTATTAAACTGACCTCGACGCCACGCAAGCCAGATCGTTGTGAGCCCGACTGCAAGGCAGATCAACATCGCGGGAAGCGAAGCTTCCGGGCCGAATGCACTGCCGGTGAGCCATTGTGGATACGCAGCACTGGGCACGCTTCGCATCAGTGCTGGCCCAGGCATTGCGCCCGATACTGCAGCGCCGAACAAATAGCCCTGAGTAAAATTCCACGCAATGTGTGCACCGATCGAAACCCAGATGCGTCCTGTGAGAGCGTAGAACGCACCCAACATCACTCCGGCTTCGAGTGCAATACAAATGGCAGCGAATACCGTTGCATTCGGATTCCCTAGATGGCTGAGGCCGAACACGGCGCACGATACAGCGAACGCAGCCCATGGGCCAAATGCGCGCCACATTAAACGTAGTAGCACCGCGCGCATCATCAACTCTTCTACCACCCCTGCTTGTATCGCCTTCCGCAGTGTGGTCCAGACTGGGGCCGGCCCAATGACGTGGATGTCATAGAGGCCAAACACCGCCATAACACCCATCACACCCGAAAACATAGCCATACCGGCCAGTAAGCCGATACACAGCTGCGGCAGCATGGGGCGTAATCCAATCTCCAATGCTCTGCGCTTCTCGGCGAGCTGCACTGCCAGTGCATAAATGCCCACCGCGGCAAAGGTACTAGCCAGGCTAACGACAAACTGCATCGCTTCGTCGGCTTTTGGCCAAAACCCGCCGAGGAAGCGTGTGATCGCGCCAGCCGGAATGGCGACTATAAAGAAAAGCAGCACCGCCCACCCGCAGGCACGCAACCAGCGCAGTCTGCCTGGCCGCAGAAGGCCGTGCTCACCAAGCCCAATTGGTTGTGCCTCTTGAGGGGACGCTAGGGGTGCGAGCGATGCATCGGGTTGCGTCATTGCGTGCATGTACGATTCCTTTTTGATGGTGCTATAGGTCGACAGCGTGGATGGAAGTGGCAGCTGCAGTGGCGATACGTGTTGCAAATGAACATTGATTCAGTGCGGCGATCGCTTCGGTAAGCACAACTGATAGCGAAGCAGATAACTCTGCTTCCAATTGCACCGCCGCCGCGTTTGTCGCTGCCCATTGGCGCTGGAGAGCGGGCACCATGTGGCGCGTCTTCGCTGTGAGCACGACGATGCGCTCGCGCGCATCTGTGCCTGGTTTCAATGCCACCAAGTGTTCCCTTCCCATTTGCGCAACGGTCTGGCTCACAGCGGAGTGAGTGATGCCAATTTCCTGCGCTAGCACTTTGATGGATGCAGGACCAAGCCGCATGAGCACACGCAACACCGGCGTGTAGCGGGGCCGCCAAGCTAGCCCTGATGCGGCGTAGACGGTTTCAAGGTCCCCGTCTAGCAGCTCGATCAGATGCCGAACCAGGGTGCCAAGTGTAGGGGCGGGGGTATTCATTGCTTAAATATATAAGTGCTGTTGCAATCGTCGCATGTGCCGGAAGTATCGGTTCAGCGGTGCAGTAGGTGCAAAAGTTGGTCTTGAGCCATGTGCCGATCGCCAACAGGATGGCGCGCTCCGCATCCGGGATCGAGCCATCGGCACTCGGGTCGCGCATGGACTAGCTGCGGTGAGCCGGGCGGGGGCCCTTCAGTAAAAAGTTCTGCTGGTCACATCAGCAGCGACTGCTCAAGTAAGAACGGCTAATGCTTGAGCCGCCTCCCCAGGCCTGCAGACAGGAGCATGCCAGGCAGCACGCCCTCGCCTCATACGGGGTGTATGACTGAAGAGGGTCGGACCATGGGGCGGCGCGCGCAATCGTCGCCCCGCCACGCCTGCGGTCTTCATGCATGGTTTTCGCTGCACCCCCGCAGGGTAGGCCTAAGCCGCGTCGCTGTTGCCGATCCATGCGATTCAAGTGGGCCTCTCTTCCCTGCAGATCCCCGCGCGCCTGGGGAGGTTTGCGGAGGCGACCGGCTGCGATTCGTTGCTAGGCCTCCCGACAAATTTCGGCAGATGACCATCGGAACCAGGTAATCGGTAATCCGGAACCTGAAACAAGGCCTAAGCAATTGATGCCAATGGAAATTTCTGAATTACCTTTTGGGGTGATTTAAGGTAATCGGGCTCCCATACGAAAGTTATGTGATTGAAATTTAAGGGTATTTTTTGGGGGCAAAATTACCTCCCCGAAGGGTAATCCCATTACCTCTCAATTACCCTTTAATTACCTTTGAAATAGATTCATAAGGTATTGATAAATATGGATATTTGTGCATTTTTTGGGGTCAGGTTACCTAAATTACCTCTCCCCGGTGGTCATCTGAAAAATTGAGATTGGGGCGCGCTAGAGTGGGCTGCCACCAACTCGCTAACGCCGGATCCCCCGCAATGTCGCTGACCTACGATGCTCCGCAGGCAAACCTCGATCCCGTCTACGCGGCGGGCGGGAGGCGCTGGTTGGTGGTAGACCAGGCCGTGGCCATGCTCGAGCGCGGAAGCCGATTGGCCAACAAGCACGGTGGTCAGCAGCACACCTTATATATTTCGGTCACTGCGGCATGAGCGAGATCGATGCTGGCGATGAACCTGTGCTGCCGCCTGGCCTCCGCTGGGACAGGGCTTGGCAAGGCGCGATGGGGTCACCGACCGCGCTTTTCTTCGAGGGTGAAGAGGTGGCAAGGTTGGTGCAGAGACTCACTGGCGAGTGGTACGTGCTGCTGGAGCGCCAAAAGCCGGTGCCGCCTGGCAAACCCTTCGCACCCTTTGTCCAGCGTGACTGCAGCAGCTTCGACCAAGGGCGACGTGGCACCGTCATGTAGGCAGTGCGCCATGAGGTCAGGATCCGAGCTGAGGTGACCGCCCGGAAAACGCATTCTTGAGCCATTTAGGGCGAGGCCGGCGACCGCAAGGGCCGGGAAAATTGGCAGGACGCCTACGTGCGCACTAGGCCTCCGGCGTCAGCCGCTGGGAAAAATAAGTGAGGCAAGTCGCCGATTCGTGAGATCCGTAGTGCTAACAAGTCTTTCCCTGCCTAGTGGCGGCGCGCGCAATAGTCGCCCTGCCACCTCTGCAGTCTCCGGGGGGCTGTATCGCTGCATGAATGCAGGGGTGCATGAGCAGTCGCAATTTGCGAAGTTCAGCAAAGACAACAAGATATGAGTGTGTCGAAAGTGTGTGCAATTGGTGCGCGATAGGTGTATCCTAGGCACATGGAAGCTTGCCTAGATAGCTAGATAGTCAATGTGGAAGTGAAGCGGATAACGGTAGTGATTTAAAAACTTCAGATAAATTCATATCTAAATATCAGTTTAATTCAAGACAAAATCTAGTCTAATATAATCTAAATATCTAATCTAAATATCTAATCTAAATATCTAATCTAAATATCTAATCTAAATATAAATTAAGATATAATATCTCGGAGTCTTCTCATGTCCGTGCGTATGAATATAGTACTGTCCGATGACTTGAAGAAGGCGCTTGACCAAGTAACCGCTGAGACAGAACAGTCTGCCAGCGAAACTTTGCGAAAAGCTCTTCACCTTTATCTTGCTGCGCGCGATAACACACGGAGTGGCGAGCGTAAGCTTGGCTTCTTTGATGCGAAGACGCGCCAGGTCGATGGAGAAGTCATCGGGCTCTAACCCTTGGAGCAGAGCCGGTGGCAAACAACAACTTGGATTTGAACAACATCCCTGAGCGGATGTCGGTTGTGGTAGAGAAGGTTGAATCGCTTGACGATGCGAAGCATCGAAGGCGAAAAGATTTGACAACCTTTGTGCTTTTCACGTTAGCCGCAGTCTTGGGCTTGGTTGCCTCACTGTACGTAATTATGTTTGATCGTCATCCCGAAGCATTGAAGATCGCCTGGCCGGCTTTCATCGGAATTCTGGGGTTGCTGGCGGGTAGGGCACTCAAGCACTGACGTATGCGCTTTGAGGAGAATTATGGGCTCCTCAAGGCGCAATTTTTTGCAGGGCGTTTATCCTCGCTGGGTGGTTGGCAGCAAGCGAATGTGCCAGATGAAGAGCTCCTACCGACTCAGGGCAATGGCGATAAGCCGGGAGAATAATCTTCTCGGCGTCATTCGGTGAGGCCTCAAGAAATCATTTCGGAAAAATAAAATGGGCTAAACAGTTGATTTTTCTAATAAAATTGCTTGGCTTTTAATCGCTTGGCTGAATCCCAGCAGATCGATCCAGCGGGGGGTAAACGACCTGCATGCAGACCTCAGCCGGATCCAAGCGGACCATGTGGACAGCCACATTAGGTGGCGCCACTTTAAGGACTGCTTCCTTCATGGCTTTGTCTACTCGGTTGCCTAGGAGAATGCGCTTCAGTTGGCCAGGAAGTTCGACGTAACAAGAATCGGAGATGAATCGCCACTCCTGTTCATACAGCCAGTGATCTGTTTTACAGCTGAGAACTTCTTCGGCCGTTGTAGATTTCAGGTCTCGGCTATCGACCTTATAAAGATTTTCGAGATAGTAGACCCGGCGAAGAAGAGGATGGTTTTCATCTATTTCAAACTCGAAAGCAAGCCCTCTTGAACTGTCGCCATAGAGTGCCCACATCCTCACGTCAGACCAAGCGGCTGTGAGGCTGCACACTTTTGTGCCCCCGATTAAGTCATCCAAGCTCGGATACGTGACCCGTCCATTTGAACCGAAGTTTGATCCGAACTGTAAGTTCAAGTGATCCAGGTGTCACTAGCTGGAGTTACTTGTAATTGCTGGCCTTCTTCAAGGTGCTTAGCGTACCTCAGAAGGACTGACTAGCCCCCGTACTCACGCCAGACTATAGCAGCCGCCTGATGGCCCTCTAGCTTGTCGACAAGATGGGGATGTCTTGGGGGCAGGTTGATCACGGCAGAGATCGGGAAAATTGCCAGGATGCCCCAACGCGCACGTGACATCTGATGATGGTCTGCGGGAAAAAAGAGTCACGCAAGCAATTGATTTAAAAGGTAAGTGTGCCTAACTCATAATCCTTTGGTTCCAGGTTCGAATCCTGGTGGGCCCACCAATAGAAAGCAGGCACTTGGACGCGCGGCCAAGTGCCTTTTTTGCTGCTCGGAAACTACCAGGACACGTCGTGTTCTTCTTCGCTGATCGCGTAGTCGGCGTCTTCTGGATAAGCGTTTGCGTGTGCGGTAGTCATCGTGCCGCTCCGTTGCGGTGCGCTTGCTTGCGCAGCCAGGTGAGGACATCAACTGCCGGGTCTTCATGCATGCAGACATGCAGCCGGCCCAGCACCACGCTCTGCGCATCGCCGCCCGGCAAGACGTCATCAAGGCCGGTGGCTTCGCAGGCGATCAGGAGCGGCGGCAGACCAGGCTGCGCGTGGGAATGCAGCATGGCCAGCACATAGCCCTGCATCATTTCGAAGCTGAGGGTGACGCCGGTGCAGACGCGGAACTGTTTGCTAGTGCTCATCGCCGCACCTGCGCATCTAAGGCATCGACGGCAGCGATCGCTGCAGCAGCGTCGGCAAACGTGACGGTGTAGATGGCTTTGCGTGTACTTGCGAGGTGTGCCATCAGGCTTAGCCACGTGGCATGGCTGCAAGCGAGAGTGTTGACGATCAGGTCGACTTGGCGGGCAATCTGGCGCGCCGCCGACAATGGTGCTCCTTGGGTGTTGTAGGACAT